GGTAAGCTCTTTGACAAAGCTAATCTTGCTAAGGACAGCTTAGCTCAAGTACAGCAACAGCAGCGTGAAGAGATGTTCCAGCAACAACAGGAGCAATATCAGCAGCAAGAAGAACAACGAGAACAGTTCTGGGATGGAGTAGCAAATACTCTTGAGGAAGGTAGAGAGTTCGCAGGTATTAGAATTCCTGACAGAGACAAGTCTAACTTCTTTGAGTACATCTCTGCACCTGCAGATGATGATGGGAGAACCCAGAGAGATATAGATTACTCAGAAGCTGATATGGATGTCAAGCTTGCGATAGACTACTTGATGTTCAGCGGATTCCAACTAGAAGATATTATAGCTACGAAAGCTAAGACTGAAAGCGCACGCAATTTGCGTGATCGTATTGTCTCCAATCAAGAGAAAGTACGTAATGCTAAAGGTCAGAGCCGACGTAAGCAAGCAGCATTTGATCCAGACAATCTGGACATAACCGCGCTTTTTTAAGCAACCTAACTTTTAAATATAGACAATTATGGCTTTAATGCAGGTACTGAAAACGTACTATAACGATTCGCAGATGACCGACACAAACTCGTTGGTTAATGCGTTGATGGAAAAACCGGAGGAACTCTCTCCGATCATTACACACTTGGCTGGACGCGAGGAGAAGAAGTTCCCACTTTCTTTTCTGACTGAAGGGGTCGGTAACACACGCTCGATTAATCGTTTTGAGTATGAGTACCGTGTTAAGACCCACGAGGTAAATGTTCGCCCAGTTGTTAGTGTAAATCAAATAGCAGCTGGTAGCGATACCGCTATTGGTTCTAATGGTTCAACCTTCAAGGTGACCTTCCCTGACAAGTGGTTCATCTTCCCATATACTCTCGTTTCTCAATCTGGGGAGCTTGCTCGTATTATGAAAGATCCTGAACCCGCATCTGGAGGTTATGAATACACACTTCAACTCGTTAAGCCCGGCGCTGCTGGACTTAGTGCTGCTGCTGGAGGTGATCTTGCTGCTGGTGCTTTCTGGGGCATGTTGTATGCTAACGTTGGAATCGACTTCTCAAGAGGTAACGCTTCCAACTGGGCTGCTCCAGGTCTCGTCCGCTCTAAGATTGGAACGATTCGTAAGTCTTACCAGTTCTCTGGTAACGCTAAAGATTACGTTGCTGAGTTTAACCTCCCTACTAAGGAAGGCAGCTCTACCAAGCTTTGGATGGACTACGAGGAGTACCGCCACATGCTCAAGTTTAAGGAGGAATGCGAGATGTACTACTGGTACGGACAGCGTACTCATGATGACGCAGGTCGTACGCAGATGACTGACGAGAACGGTCAACCTGTTGTTTCCGGTCCTGGTTTGCTCGAGCAGATTATCAACAAGGATACTTACTCTACTCTGACTCAGAAGAAGATTGAGGATACCATTGGTGACTTGTTCTACGGTATGACTGACGCTACAGATAAGCAGGTTACCCTGTATACTGGTGTTGGAGGTGCACGTGAGTTTGATAAGGCTCTTCGCAACTACTACGCTACTGGTGTTTCCGGTGGTAATATTTCTAGTCCACAGAACGCTTACCTCAGAACTACTGAGTCTAAGTTCATTACTGGAAGTGGTCGTAGCCTTGGTATTACTGGTTACTTCACTAGCTATGACCACATTGATGGTCACACGGTTAACGTGGTGAAGTCTCCATTGTTTGACCATGGTCCTGTTGCTCAGGCATCTAAGAAGCACCCCGAAAGTGGTCTTCCGCTTGAGAGCTACAGAATGGTGTTTGTTGACCAGTCCAACTATGACGGAGAAAATAATCTCCAGATGATTAACAAGAAGGGTCGTGAGATGCTTCGTTGGGCTGTTGCAGGTTCCGTCGTTCCGAAAGGATTCAAAGAGTCGGATACTCGCGCAAGTGATATAGACGGTGCTAGCGTGCACATGTTGAAGACGGCTGGTATCCTGCTCCGCAGATTCGATACTTCGCTGGACTTCCAGTGTACTGCATCGTAATTTGGTGTTTGGTTTGCATGAAGGGGGGACTGCGAAGGTGGTCCCCCTGAATTGCCACAGTATAAAAGTTATTCTTAAACTAAAAAGAACATGAAAAAAGTATACATCAGACGGAAGGAGCTTAACGGCTACCTCCCAAAAGAGATCCTCGCAGGAGCCAGGATTTCAATAGGTTCAATTTATGTGGGCAGACAACCTCTCAAAGGGTTTGAAGACGAAGAGTCCAAGAAATTCCTTAAACGGATTTTGGATGTTCCACCTGACCACCCAAATTGGGCAGCAGCCGAGAAAGAGTTCTGGGCTAATATGAAACTCAAAGTTCCATTTGAAGGAGTAGAGTTAAATATAACCTTGGATGAAAATGGGGATCCAGAAAATCCTCAGGATTACGCAACATTTAGATGGTGCCAACGTCATAGACAAGTGGGAACTAACAAATCAGACATGGAAACTGTAGCTGGTAAGAAGTTCTACATCTATGATCCTGAGGAAGACTTGATTAAGTCTAATAACAAAATCAAGTTGAAGAAGGATGCTGATAAGGAGTTCATCAAAATCTCTTCCAACTTAGATAAGATGAAAAGGATTCTGCGTGTAATGACCAAGCAGAATACTGACAAGCTCAGTCCTATGGAAATTGAGAATAGTTTGTACGGTGAAAAAGACAAGAACCCTGGAGTGTTTTTGAAAGTATCACTTGACAAGAACTTGGATGTAAGAGCAGAGGTAGAAGAGCTTATTGAGAAAGGTATTCTCAGAAAGATCGGAAATCAGATCATCCACGAAGACGAAACAATTGGATCAGACATGTCCGATGCAATCGTATATTTTAATAACAAAAAGAACTCAGGCGCTCTAAACGCTATGAGGGCAAAGCTTAAAACTATAGCATGACAGTAGAGGAGATGCACATAGCAGTAAACTTGGGGGTGCAAAAGATTGCATCTTTCCAAGCAGATAACTTGCTCGCAGAAGAAATTGACTACGAGCTCAACACTGCTGTGCGCAGACTTATCTCCCAACGCTACAACATGCTAGGCAACAAGTATAGGCGGGGGTTTGAACAGTCTCAGAAGAGACTCGATGACCTCCGCCATCTTGTTGAAGACTATACTACTCAGAACCAGAGCTATATGGGGATAGGGTATACGTCACGCACGAACGGGAATATTGATATCTACAGATACAAGTTCCCCAATGACTACATGTTCCTTGTGAATGTGCTGTCAGAAGTTACCTACGATTGTAGGAAAGATCCTGTGCAAGTAACTCCAGGCTACGTATACAAGGATTACTTGAAGATATCATTGACTAGCCCGCAGCCTGGGTTCTTGATACAAAGCATTGCAATACCTAATACTCAAGGTGTTCCTGAAACAATCATATACGGACAAGAAGGTCTTAGTTATGACTACTTGATAGGGCCCTATTACGGTAACAACGTAAATCCTAGCTTGTCTAACAATGACAGTTTTACGGATAGATACTTTGATACAGTAGCTACAGACTCCCCACCAGCAGATGGAAACGAGCTATACCTAGAGAGACAGTATCAAATAGAAGGAAATGGGTTTATACCTATCGATGGTCAAGCTATGCAAGATGCTACAGCTGAAGAGATAGACAGTGACTATTACAATGGTGCTTATGCTGTTATTACTTGGGTTAATCCTAGTACGTTAGAAACACTTGAGCAGATAAGTAACATAGCCCCGTCTACTACGTACATCGAGACTAGAGCTGCTAATTATGGTTTCCCAGCCCCTCCTCAAATAAGAATAGCAAGAACTAATTGCAAGTTTTCTCAGCAAGACGATATTTATGCAATTCTTGATGACCCTTTTAATAGTACTTCTCCGACAGGAATATTGTACACAGTTCAAGAAACTTTCTTAGATTTGTATACTAATAATACTTTTATACCTAACTCGGTACAAATTAAATACATTCGTAAACCCGCATCTATATCTAGACGATTTGGAGTGGGATGCGAACTGCCTGAACATACACATCACGAGGTTGTGGAGATGGCAGTGAAAAGTATCTTGGAAGGCTTCGAGTCTCCGAGATATCAAACACAGTCTAGGGAGGTCCTAGAAAGTGAATAATTAATGTCTTTAAAAAATAATCATGAGACAAGTTTTTTTCAAAACCGTGAGCGCTCTGCAAGTAGCAGCAGGAACGGCAGGAGACGATAGATTCAATGATCTTGCTAGTGGCGAGCTTGGATTCTGGAACATTGATGCAGTAACAGGAGGTGCTTGGCTAGGTACTGATTTGTTCACAGCTGGAACTGGAACGTCAACTCCTTTGGTACAGCAGTTTCAAGTTGCTCAAGGTTTTCCTTCGAACAATCCCATTGCCAGCCCAATCATAACTGCGCAAAGCATAGTTAAAGTAACTGCGGATCCCCACGATGTTACTTTGGCGCACAAAGTCAGAATAACCCCTGTTCTTGCAGACAATGCTGACCCTTTGAACATCAAAGTTGTTGTACGTAACACTCCTACAGATTATCTGTCTTTCGTGAATAACGAAACAACGATATCAGATCTTGGGGGCAATGGATACGACTTTCCTCTGGGTCAGTTTAATACCACCAACCACAAAGTCATTAACTTGGCTGTGACTGGAGGTGCTAACGAAGAAGGTACTTGCGACAATGTTGTTGCAGCAATTCAAGGTAACAACACTTGGAACGCCTTGTTTGCAGTTACTGACAACGTTAGTAGTTTTGATCTTGAAGCAAGACATGCTGGATTTGTATTTGATATAATCTTCGAAAATCTTGAAGGTAATACTCAGCAGCAAGGTGTTTTGCAGCAAGGCTGGTACCCTGGTTCAGGTAACGACTGGCAGGTTCGTGCTGATGAGCTCAAAGCTCGTGAGTATGCTGGTAACTTCAACCGGATGTACTTCCCTGAGACTTTCCCTGACTTTGTAACCAATGGCAGTGTCTGGAAGAGATACGAAATCACTTACCTCACTGACGGGGATCGTGACGTAGTAAAAGGTTCTCAATACGGATCTTGCATTATCTATGAGCTTAATGCTGATGATACTGTAAAGGAGGTCTTGAACGCAGGTGTCGCTCTTACTGCATCTACGCAGTACTTGTTCTAATAATATGGGGGGCATCATCACACTGGTGGTGCTCCCCTATATTTCTTATTATCATGGGTCTTAAGCATCTTTCCTCAAACACAAAGCTGAAAGTAACTACTAAGGGTGTTCGTCCGA